CAGTAATTTTCATCACCCCAGCTACCCCAAGGATAACCGTCTGTAAACATGATAAACTTTTTAGGTTGAATATCGTTAGCCTTCATGTAATCCCAGTTAGCATCGAACTCGGTACCACCACCGCCCATAGGTTCATAGTAGTCAAACTCGTCAATATTATATCCATCAAAGTCTGCTTCGTTGTACACTCGGGTATCAAAGCACCACACTTTGATCTTAAAGTCTTGATACTCTTGCATAATGCCTTTGATCTCTGACAAGAAGTCTTTTGCTTGTTCGTCGCCGATACTACCAGACATGTCAATTGCTACACAAATATCAATTGTTTCTTGAAATTGTGTACCAGGCAAAATAGCACTCATGTGCCAACCTTTACGGTTAGGACGCATAAAACTATAATCATTCTTAATAGTGCTTTGGATTTGCTGACGCAAAATTTCACGCCAGTTCATTTTAGGCTCTGTAAGTTCCTTAATCATGCGTTGTACATTTGCAGGTGTATTACCCGCACCCGCCGCCTGTGCAGCTTGCACCGTTGCTTCGCGAATCTCGTCACGAATTTGTTTTAATTCTTCTTTAGAGTATGTAGGCTTGCCATCCTTGCCGTTCTCACCCCAGTCGATGTGGTCGTCAAGCAGTTGGCCGAGAGCATTTAATTCTTGCTCGTCCATTTCGTCAAAGATTTTATCGTACACTTCTTCCGCACCCATACCGTAGTACTTTGGATCATGGAAGATTTTAATACCTTCGATATTATGTTCACCAATACGATCACGCACTAACTGTCCGTTTACACAATAGTCAGCGGCAATGTTAAAAATCTTAGCATCGCGACCTTCTCGACGGCCCATGTGATCAAATACATTGTGCAAAATTTCGTGAGCAATAACAAACTCAACTTGTTTAACACTGAGTGGTTCAAAAAACTTACGATTGAAATAAATGGTTCTGCCGTCTGTTGCGGCTGTGCCCATCCATTCACTACCTTCTTCAATTTTAAGACGTGTAGCCATGTTACCAAAGAACGGATGGCGAAGTAGTAGACCCACACGGGCTACGATAATTTTATCAATAATTGGATCTGTATGTGACATGCCTGCTCCTTAACTGTTACTATGTATATAGTATAACACCTCCCGAAGGAGGTGTCAAATGGTGCTAAACCAAATTATTTGCGACCATCTTTCTCAGTTGCGGCCGCAATATACTTGCCGTATTTGGCATGGAACTCATCAAAGCATTTGATTTCGTCCGGATCCAATGGCAGTTTGTAAGTTGACAATGCCAACTTAGTACCCATAATAACCAATTCTGTTTCAAAGTTATGCATCATAAATTCGAAGAAGCAGTTAACTTGGTCGTTCCAGCCTTTAGCTTTCTTCTCGCAAGCATCTTTCAATTCGTAGCACAAAGACACAGTCAAAGAATACATTGCTGAAATTTCTTTTGAGTCCATCTTCTTAACTTTGCCGCTCAAAATGTCACTAGGGTTAGGCATCTTGCTGGCGTGTTTGCGGTGAGCCATAAACTTAATAGCCAAACCTTCTCCAACAGAACCACTAACCAAATCAGTTAGCGTGTCTGTGTCGCAGTCGTCGTCTGTGAGCAATTCACTAACAAAAGACCAGCTACGAGGAGTAGCAAACGCACGTGAGCTAGACTTAGGATCGAAATCGTACAAGTCCTTTTTAGAAAAGCTCAGGAAACCAACAACATCTTGGTGGATCTTGTTTTCAACAGCCCAATCAAAATAGTCTTGCCATTCAACTGTCATTTCCAAGTGATCAAAACGGTTTGCCAATGGAGCGGGCATACGGAATGTAACACCTTTGTCAGTTTCACGGTTACCTGCCGCTACCAACATAACATTGTCGGGCAAGTGATAAGTGCCTACACGGCGATTCAAAATCAATTGATAAGCAGCCGCTTGTACGCTAGGAGCTGCACTGTTCATTTCGTCCAAGAACAAAATGATGTTTTTATGCTTACTAGCCAATTCTGCACTAGGCAGTTCGCTAGGAGGCGCCCAACGCATAGTATTGTCGTTGGAATCAAAATATGGAATACCTTTAATGTCGGTAGGTTCCCAAAGACTCAAACGAACGTCGATTACGTGAGCATCAAGCTCAGTACCTAGTTGTTTGATAATGTCTGACTTACCAATTCCGGGAGGACCCCAGAGGAAAATTGGACGTTTGTTTTTAAAAGCCTTACGCAAAGACTTTTTAGCACCGTTTGGGCCCACTGTGCGGCTACTGATTTCTGCCATTTTCGTTCCTATCTTAGTTAAAAAACACGTTGTTGAATTGCGCTGTCTATGTATGTATTATACGGTAAATCCAGTAGTCAGTCAACTGTTTTTTAAACTTTTTAGGAAATTTTTACTCGTTATCGTCCAATTTTGCCAGCTCTTTTTCTCGCTCATTCATGGCCTTTACCAATCCAAATTTGCGAATATCGTCAGAAAATAGGTACAATTCAAAGCTCTTGCGCTCTGAAAAAACAGTAATACTTTGGGTAGTTAGGTAGTACGGGCAGTCAATGTACCTTTCCAAAAATACAATAGTCTGAGGACTAAGTTCAATTGGTTCAGTAAATGGAATCTCATACTCTTTAAGGTCCAATTCTTTTATCAAAAATTCGTACCCATCGTCGCTTAATCGAAATGCTGTTTGTTTGTTTACTCTTGTACTTTGCCACCACTTGCGGCTAAACAGTTTCATGTTAACATCATCTGTACTCTTACCCCATTGTTGTAAGAATATTTTGGTTAACGCATCTCGTGTAATCATTTTAAAATAGTACCTTGCGTTAACTTGACTACTTGGAAGTCTGTGGTTCCAAATGTTAAGTTAAGTTTTTTAGCAAGGTTAATAGCGTGACCAGGATTTGAAAAACTTGTTTTCTTATATTTTGGTCCAGGATAGCTGGTGAGGCTGTTAAAAGACTTTAGATTAAAAGGCTCGGCTTTGTAGAATACTGCCCAGATGGCCTCAGCTTCTAAAATCTGTTCAGATTTATAAGTTCGTTTATTAGTATGCTCTAATAATACTTTTGGCTTTGGTCGACTCATTATGCGTATCCTCAAATTATATACGCATATATTTATCCTTATTTGTCGCTAAAAGCACCACCGTCCATACTTACACTAACCACTTCTGTATTAGTGCTGTTTTTAAGGGCGTTATACATGGTTTCATAGTCTTGATTTAAACGGTCCAAGATCTCAACCAATGCCATATTCAGCAATCTAGCTTGCTGAATAGGCATTTTAAGCTCTTTGCTTTGCGATAACTCGCCAGCACGTAGCAACTGAGCAAATTGTGAAATAGGACTAAGGTTAATTTGATTTTGCATTAGCAAGCACCTGTTTCATTTCAAACTCTGTTTTAAACGGGCCTTTGAATTCGTTACGCTCTAGTGTAATTACTTTAGGACAAAAGCTCTTAACCCAGCCTTTGTTAAATTTAATAACATAGTAACCAGCACAATACAGGCTTTTACTTGCATTGCTCTTAGTAAATAACGGTAACTTGTTTCTAACGTCATACATACTGTTGTATGGCTTAACACTAGTTGGAAAACCGTGGCAATCGTTTGGCGTTGCTTGAGTAACTTTAACTTTAGGGTTGGATATAAAAAATTGTTCCCCAAACTCCTTAGTCAAGTCTTGTTTTTTGTTAAACATAACTTCGCCTGATGTACTACTAAGCACGAATTTATTATTTTCTTTTTTATGTAGAGTGGCAATTTTATTACCATCTTTCTCTACAATCCAAAATTTACCATCCACTATAGGCTTGGCGTGTATTTCTGTCATAATTATCTCCTTAATATTATTCCGCCCCGAAGGCGCTGGAATAATGTATGTATTTATTCCGCATTTGCTGGACTAAACGGCCAACTTGTACTAGGATCTGGCCGATCTTTTAATACTACGTTTTCTTCAATAACTGTACCGTCTTCATCGCATAGGCTAACTTGAAATGGTGCAATGATATGTACTGCGGCATCTTCTTCTTGCCAATCATGCTCACCGTCGTAGAGCCAGCCTGCACCACCTTCGTAGTAAAGTTCTTTGAGTTCTTGTTGCTCTAGTTCCGGAATGTCATCGCTGAATTCCCAATCAACGCTAATGCTGTCGTCGAACTCACAACCCCAACCTATATCTTGTTTAGTGTATGCAATCTTGTCATCTTTGTACGGAAGATTATAACCCATGTCGTCTTCGATAAAACCTTGACCCCAACGATATGTTTCGTCAATGTTAAACCAACTTGTAGTACCGTCGGGATTTTCCCGGAACATTTCTACGTGGTAAACAACACTTTTCTTTTCAAGAGGTTTAATTAGATATACAGGCATCAGTTTTCCTTATATTTGGCTTGGAACGGTTCGGCATACGTTTGTATGTTGTCTGCAATTTTCTTCATGTCCCATGTATTACAGAATTTAAGCAATCGTATACCTACTTGCGTAACTTCTTTAGGTACTGCATTTGCTTGTATTGTTTCTTTAATTTTTACTTTAATTTCGGGAGGTTGCGCTGTCAAATCACATAACTGCACATTGCGCTGATAATCTTCTAACACACGGTGTTCTTGTCCATTATGGTCAACCCATCTCTGCAGCATGAGATTGTTCCACGCGAAGCCTTTGCTTTTACGATCTTCAAATGCTTCAGTAAGACCAACTTTGTTTTTAGAACCTTTAGTACGCACACCGGGATAAGCCGAGAAGACATTATCACTTGTATCGCCACGCATACATTTTTCAAACAACATCCATTCTGGATCTTGTGCTGGCTTTGGCTCGCCTGTCTTTTTGTCTTTAACAGGTTTACCCTTAGCATCAAAGATACCTTCGTGTGTAATATGCAAGTCGCCTACACCGTTATATTGACTAACAGTAGGACTTACAAGTTGTGCAAAATCTCCGTCTGTGCTGATAATAACGTGCTTTGCATCTGGATGACTTTGTATCCAACCTGCAATAAGATCATCTGCTTCTAAGTTAGGATGTTGCATTACAGTGCAATTAGTTTTTTCTGTAATGAAATTTTTAAACTCATCAAACGCTTCCCAGAACAACTTATCTTCATCTTGTTCTCGTTGAGTCATTGCCGCTCGAGTTTCTGCACGATTAGCTTTGTACGGTGCGTAATGATCTTTACGCCAGCTTCGACCCTCAAGGCAGAACACTACATGACTACCACCAAAGTCTTGCCATGCTTTTTTAATGCTGTTGAAAGTAATATGAAAGGCCATGCCAAGTTTAATATCAGCACTACCTTGCACCACGTGTCTAGCACGAAAAAACGTGTTAGCAGTATCAACTATAATATGTGTCATTCGACTGATGCTTTCCCGTTACCAAGTTTGTTTACATTAATATAACCGCCGTAGACACGACTTGTGTCTTGTCCAGCTTCAGCTAACATATTGCCTGCTAAATCTCTGAACCAGCGATCTACGATTACTTCTTCTGGATCGCCTTCAAAGCCGTATCCAGCTTGTTTTAATTGTACTATAAACTCTGGGTTCCAGTCAAGCTCAAAGAATCCATTTCTAATATTATCTTTGTTAACGTGAGTATCCAATACAGCAACATATGGTTCGCCTCGAGCAGTAGCACGAGCTTTTGGATCCATTTTAGCTTTTTCTTCTTTTTCTTGGGCTATCACAGTTTCGGCAACTGCTTTATCTCTGGCTATTTGTAATGCTTCTTTTTCAGCTTGTAATGCATCAAGCCCTAGCCATTTTCTAAATAAATTTTTAATCATTTTGTTTTCTCCATGCATGTACAGTTACGACCTTGATTACAATTTCCAGTGCAGGAACTTGGTGGTATTTTTTTAATCCAATAAAAAATCAGTGCAACTAAAATTATCCAACCAATTGTAAAACAGATCGTAAAAAACATATTAAGTTCCCCATTCGTTTTTAAACAACGGGACTTGTAATCTATCGCTATAACGCCAGCCACGTTTCATAGCCGCCAGTGCTACATTTTTATTGTTTAATGCGTATACACTTTCTACGCCACCTACTGGCATTAAGTATACTGGTCCTTCAAATCCTGCCGAACGATAAGCCGCTACCGCACACTCTGCATCAGCAATGTCTTGTTCAGTTGCAACAACGAATTTTAAATATGTATAACCGATTTGTTCGTAGTCGCAAACAATTTCAGGCTTAATAGCTTCCTCCCATACTTCACCACTACACGGTAACTTGGCACTAACACTAAATGTAAGTCCTTGACACCATGTTCGGCCATTTTTATAACCCCAGTCTTTTAAGTATTCTTTAAACTCTGATGTAAGTGGCTGAGTACCATTTGTTTCAAATGTAATCTCTGCTAAATTTTGCATATTAGGATGACTTAGTAAGTCTGGATAAGCACGTTGCCAACCTAGTAGTGGTTCGCCACCTGTAATTACAAGGTGTTCTTCCCGCCACTCCTTGTGCGGAATAATTTCCATAATGCGATCTACAATAGCATCTGTAGTAAGCATTGGACTAAGGTCTTTAAACTCGGGCATCCAGCTTGCATAACTATCACATCCTGTACTGACTAGTGGCAAGTCTTCATATTTTTGAAAGGACTCGATCATTGAGTGTGTTGCCGCAATGTCAGTTGCTTCGTGACTAACTTCGCCCCGAGGCATACCAAATCCTGCACACTTAAAATTACAACCAAATGTGCGTAAAAACACAGACGGGACACCCATATAGCGTCCTTCACCTTGTATACTATAAAATAACTCAGCTATTTTTATTTTGCTCATTTTTTTTCCTAAAATCTTCTACATCTTGAATTGCTAACTTTAATGTTTCTGCATAATTAAGTGCGCCTTGCTTGCGCATAATTAGCGTAGTCTCGGTGTCAACATATCCTTTAGTCAACAGTGACCAAATATGATACCAACGTGTCTTTGACCAAAAATTACTTTTTACAGTAGCATATATGGTTACACTAATTTCATGGTCGTCGGCTTCTACCCATACATTATGGTCGTGCTGGGAATCTGTACACTCGCAAACAACTCGGTAAACTTTACTGTCTCCCCATTCGTTTGTTTTTAGTATACCTTCAGCCGGCGTTTGATATTTCACTTGCATGTTTCAATCCACTCGTCTAACCGATTTACAGCTTCTTCAAAATCTACTGCCCATACTTTGGCTTCGATTTCATTATCAACAATATTCATGTCAAACGGGACTGTACCGTTAAATCTAAAGTCGTCTGGAACATTTACACATATTGTAAATTCTTGTAAGTTTTTAGCACGACTGATAAAATGATCCATGATGTCTTTAGCGGTACTCATCTTGGTGAAAACTCCTGTTGCATTTTAATATTATCCATAAACTCTTTCTTAGTACCCATGTCGTCTTTAAACGCACCTTTAAGTACCGTAGTCTGTGTTAAACTAGAGTGTGCCATAATGCCACGATTCTCGCAACATCCGTGTGTTGCTTGAATATAAACACCTAAGTCTGTGGCACCTGTGGCTTTTTGGATTTCCCTAGCAATGTCATTGCAAAGTTCCTCCTGGAGAGTACCTCGACGGGCACACCACTGAGCGATCCTTGTATACTTGCTAAGTCCGATGAGTTTCTCAGCCGCAATAATACCAATATAAGCAACGCCACT